CCAAAGAGGTACGGAAGCCATAACGACCACCGCCAATGCCTACTTTAACCCATGTCTGTTCGCCTAAATCAACAATTCCATACTTCCTTGTAACATCACCACTACTCTCATAAATATCACCATCAGCATACAGCTTGTTATTGCTGTCAAGTTTGAATAACCCTCGGAGTTCAACATCATCAAGGGTGTAGGTATGTGCGGTGTATGGCTCGTATTCTCCGTTGCGCTCTCCGTTCCAAACAAAGTGAAAACAAATATCATTTTTATAAGTGCCTCCGTAAGAGTCGCTTGTATTAAATTTCATAAAGCAAGCATTTAAAGGCGGTACAATATTTGTAACCTGTTGCCAAGAGCCACTAATATAGTTTTTATCAGCGTCATACCAGCATATAACACAAATACCATAAAAGAGCGGTATACTCAATTGTGGCAATTCATAAGACGCCCCACTAATTACAGGAATAAAGTTTTTACTCCTAATTCTAGTATTACTAACAAATGTAGGCTGTCCCGTGCTTGTGTCTATACCACCTGTTTCCCATTCCTCATCCCACTGATTAAACCCAACCATCTTATGTGCCGTAGTCTTAACAGACTTCAAACTACCTGCGTCATAAGAATAGTATGAGTTAGGAAACAGCTTTCTAAACCATGCGACACCTGCACCTGCTGTTGCTTGTTCAAGGCTGTATATGTAATCTGCTATCGTACTGCCAAACATGGCTGTGAGGTCGATACAGTTATAATTTTTTACTTCAATAGTTTCATTCAAGTTATAGTATGACTGAATACCATAATTATCTGCTTCGGCAATACCAACAAATGAAATATTATTCCATACATTTGCCGTTATGCTTACATAATCACTAACAAACGGAAATCTTAATCGAACTGTAATGTTTTCAGAGGGTTTAATCGAAAACGTAGTTAAACACTTATGCCCGTTTGCTACACTTGGGGTAGCCGAATTGAACAAAGTTTTTATTGTCGAACTACCCTCCGTTGCGGTTAGTGTTAAAACATTATTCGTTACTGATATGTTTCCGTTATATGCATTCCAATTTGAACTATCGACAAAATTGCCATTCTGTACTAACTGATTAAATGCAACAGTACCACCTACGAGGGTGTCGAACTCCTGGCCTCCGATGCTCGGGAGGTCGCCGCCCGATTTTCTGAAAACATATGGCACAGAGTCAAATGCGGGAGCGGTTCTGGAATTGATAACTGTGGCTGAAAGATAGCCGTTCGCGTTATAGTCGATGTCTATTTTGCACTCGACTGCATCGTCAGCTACGTTTGTAGTGAACTCTGCCGGATCTCCTGCAGCTTCACGAATGACAAGACCAGGACCTGCACCATACGGATCAGTTTCAACAGCAAGGAAGAAGTTCTTGCTGCCGAGCTTAACGCCGCCCTTAACGATGCGGAGCTCGCACTCGATCGCGCCAGCCTCTTCACAGTCAGATGCGTCAACATCCCACACAACATAATTGTCTGAAGTATTCGCAACAGCTTCCTCTACTCCGTTGACCACCATCGTGATCGTTTCCGTACCATCCAGAGTATAAGCAGAATCACCGTTGAAAATGTTGAAACGGATCTGGCGGCCATTATCAAACTGTGAAGCGTGAGAAACCTCTGCAATTCCGTCAGGTATCATATTAAGATGAATGTGTTCCATTTTTATGTTTCCCTTTCTACTGCGACAAAGAACGCTTTTGCACCGATTCCGTTTACTCGCAATTTGCAATAGACTACTCCCTCGGCATCTGTAAGAGCTGCAGGAATTACCACCGTGACCTTATGGCCTCCGCTGTTTATGACCGGAAAAGAAGAAAAGACTCCGTTCGATTTCAGATAACGAAGCCTCAAGACCTCCGAGCCGTCCAGCGTGACGGATAAAGGACCATCGTGGAGATCCACTTCGATCTCACGGTTCGCGTCATTCTGCGAAACGTGATAGACCTTCGTCTTGCCTTCAGGAATCATGTTGATAAGATGCGATTCCATATCGTTTCCTCCTTATTTGCCATTTACTTTCTTTTCAAGAGCTTCGATGCGCTTCTCCTGGTCCTTGATGACCGCCTGAAGGTATGGGATCATTCCCAGATAGTCGAGCGATGCAGGAAGTTTTTCAGACTCAGGTGTGACGAGATTCGGGAGAACCTTCGCAACGTCCTCAGCTATGAAGCCACGCTTATCCGTTCCCCTGTTCTTGTTTATGAAGTCAAAGCTGACAGGCTCGAGCTCGAGGATCTTCTTGTAGTCATCCATCGGCTTGATGTTCTCTTTGACCTTTCGGCTGGATGTCTGGGTAAGTGAAACACAGGTGATATTTCCCGTGCGTCCTAAGCACTGAATATTGAGATATTGTGAATCGTAGAGATCCAGGACACCGCCAGAGTTATATACACGAAGAGAGCCGTATATATAGCCGCCATTGTTTACATCGATTCGGCCACCGTTCGACGTAACGCTTGCAGTAACGTCATAATATCCAAGATTATCCAGAAGACGGATCATCGTATCATTGTTGCCTGCCTGATCCCACAGGTCGAGCTTGGCTCCCTTCGTGCTGGGATCTACGAAAACATGATATACAAGATTGCCGTCATCGTTCTTGATCTCGACTTCTCCACCCCATTCTGTCGAATACAAAAGAACGTTCTCCTCGCCGTTCTCGTCCTTCAAGCATAGCGTGGTTCCCTGGCTGATATTGTGAGTAAACCAAGCCTTCTCAACACCAGCCTCCGAGAGCAGCCTGAATGAGTGCTTAGCATCAAAGTCCTTCATTGATGCTTTGCCGTTTGTCATGTTGATGGTCGAGTTGCCCTGAACGTCTGAAATAACTCCAGCCTTTATAATGTCAGCGTTCAACGTTCCTGTGGTGATGAAGTCTGCAACGATCTCACCATTCGCAGTCATCGCAAGGCCGTAAGGTCCTGCATAACCCGTTGACGAATAACCGAGACCACTTGCGTTCCATCTCCACACCTTCGTGGCCGTGGATATATCTGCCGTATTCATTATCAGGATCTCGTCAGGCTGGCCATCACCGTTTGAATCGTGGAGAACGACATAACCGCCGAGGTTTCCGGTGATGAGTTCTGTGGCCTGCTTGATAGCCTGGCTCATGGATGTCTCGCTCGGCTTATCAGCTACTTCCTTCTGAGTTGCAGCGATTGTGTCTGCTATATTCGTTCTCGGTGTTCCGAATGATGTAGAAACATATCTTTCTTCCAAAGCATCCCAGACTGTCTCGACGCACTGAGCGAAAACCGAGATCCCGAGAGGTTCGAAATATATTGACACATAATCGCAAAGATCAACACGCTCAGTCAGCTCTTTGAGTTGCACGAAGTCGAGCGTGATGCTGTCCTTTAATTGGTACAGGCTTGAAGGATCACGCATAAAATAAGCCATGGCCGCATTATCGAGCTGGTCAGTTATAGGCGTAGCGCTTTCAAAATCTATATCGTTGGTGAAGTCGATAGCGACCTCTTTTGTGTAGTCAGCTAAAAGAACAGGAAGATCAAACTTCGCTCCTGTCGTGACAGTTCCATCCTGCGCTTTGCAATATGGGATTATAGCTGTGACAATGTTTGTCAGATCGAGCACCTGCGAGAGTTCTGTCAGGTTTTTTCCATAGCGTATCGTTACGCCGCGATCAGTGCCACGATAAGCCAAGAGTTCAGCGTCGAAATTGTCATAATACCATTCGCCACCGTTGTAGACATCCAGAAGGCTTCCCTGTTTACCTCCGAACCATGAACGAACAGATGACGGCTCTGTTATTGCAAAACTTCCGACATTGTTCTTGTCGGAGCTGATAGTGAAGTCTCCGCTCTTTGTATTAAGAAGCGTAATTGCATCCTGAATATCTGCCGCCGTGCCGCTTGATATTACCAGACCACTCAAGTCATATGAAATATGCTGAGCGTTGACGGTGATGCGTCCGTTTATTGCCTTACCTACTTTATAAATACGAAAGAGCTGAGGATCATCTGTAAAATTCGGCTTTACCTTGAGCAACGCACCCGGAACGATACCCTCCGAGTGTATGCCTTCGGCTGCGTATTCCATGACCAGCTCATAAGAGCCATTCCGCTGCTCTGTTACTTTACAAGATAAGCAATCAGTCAATACTCCCACACCGTAGTCTGACGGGACTACTCCGGGAGTAGTGAGTGAATCATATAAAATAGGCTGCATGGTTATCTCCTTAGATCGTGAAATATCTCGGAACCACAGTGACCAGCGTGGTCGTTCCTGTTATTCCGATGCTGTTCTCTCCCGGGTTTATCTTTGGAAATGATCCGCTTATATCCGAGTTCTTGTTCTCTGCTGCGAGTCTGTATGCGTTCATCGTTTCGCAATCAATATTGATGTAGTCAGTTACGGCTGCGCTGATCGTATTTCCTCCGATCTGTACCGTGACAGTTCCGGTTCCCTCGATGTGAATGAGGGGCTTTGCTGTGAACCTTGTCGAGTTTACGAGCTTAGATCCGTTTACGATCTCGATAACGGACTCTCCAGACTTAAAGAAACGTTCAGGTCTGCATGTGAACGTGATCGTTGCTTCTCCGTACTGCGTCATATTGTTGCTGAAGTCATCACCGCCAGAGTAATAAGCCAAACGGAAGACATCAGGCTCAAAGTTATCCTCAAGGCGCTGATAACCCTTCATAGAATTAAGCATCGCTTCAAAAGCGTTTACTTTAACGTCCAGAGAGTCATGTCCATTTGCGAGCCATACGTTATAGGAACGAACGACATCCTCCCAGGCATCATCCTGGAAGATCACAGCACCATTCCTTCCCGGCACGGTGAAGACGGTCTGCTTCCTCACTGGTCTCTCATAAGCAGGAGCCTCGCTGACCACCATGCCATAGTCAGCAGAGGACTCACCGCCGTATACTATCAAGCCATGCTTGTTAGTAGCGTTATTGAAAAGTTTAGGCATAAACAGCTCCCTTTCTCGATGTCATATCCTGAAGTTTGGCTGCGATCACGTCAGCAAGTTCGTTCACGCTCTGACCTTCAGCGCCGTAGACATTGATCGTCACGCCTGCGCTGTTGTAGTTAGTTGTCGAGCCTCCGATGTTCGGATCTCCCGCTCCGATTGCTGTGACAGACATGGAAGCGGTCAGTCCGTTCATGCTGCTGGTCATATCGTCTTTAACATCACCAATGACGTCAGCAAAA